AGATATATTCTACGCGTATCGTTAATGAGATGAAAACTTTTATTTGGAGGAATGGAAAGCCACAAGCAATGAAAGGTTATAATGATGATTTAATAATGGCGTTAGCTATCGGCTGCTGGGTCAGAGACACAGCGATTCAGGCAAATGCGCGAGACTTAAACTATCAAAAAGCTTTTGTGGATTCCATTATTACAACCAATACTACTTTTAATACACGCGTTAAAGGACAGCATGGCTACAAAGATGATAGCATTCTTGATAAAATGACGGAAGCAAAAAATATGTATACCGAATTCATGTGGATTTTAAAATGAGATAAATTATGCCCCCTGTTACAAAGAACCCCAACAATCCCGACACTAGTTTATTTAAGGCGCTAACACGCCTTTTCTCTGGGCCCATTATTAACTACCGATCACAGTCGGGGCGCNGAATAAGAAGGCAGCATTTAGATAAGTTTTCGTCCCGATTTAAAACTGCCTCGGGTCAGCAGTTTAAGAAGACTCTTTATAATCCTCTAGATGTTCTCGCTAACAATGCGATAAGCAATCAGCGTCGCTCAGAGCGTTACATTGATTTTGATCAGATGGAATATATGCCCGAGCTAGCTTCGACATTGGATATCTATTCAGATGAGATGACAACCTATTCTGAGCTTCGGCCAATGTTGAACATTAAATGCCCCAATGAAGAAATAAAAGCGGTACTTGCGGTCCTATTCGACAACATTTTGAACCTTCAATATAATCTTTTTGGGTGGAGTCGCACAATGTGTAAATATGGTGACTTCTTTTTGTATTTGGATATCGATGATAAGTACGGTGTGAAATCGGTTATCGCTCTGCCTCCCCAAGAAGTAGAAAGATTAGAAGGCCAAGACAGCACTAACCCCAACTATATTCAATATCAATGGAATTCTGCCGGTATGACATTTGAAAATTGGCAAGTAGCCCATTTCAGAATATTGGGTAATGATAAGTACATGCCATATGGCACCTCTATACTTGAGGCTAGCCGTCGCATATGGCGGCAGCTAACCCTTATGGAAGATGCTATGATGGCGTATCGTGTCATCCGATCCTCAGAACGTCGAGTGTTTAAGATTGACGTTGGAGGCATTCCCCCACAAGATGTGGAGCAATATATGCAGAAGGTTGTAACACAGTTGAAACGACACTCAGTGGTTAACCCGGAGTCAGGCCGCATTGACTTGCGTTATAATCCCATGAGTATTGAAGAAGATTATTTCATTCCTGTGCGCGCCGGCTCTGCAACAGACATTGTTTCACTTGCTGGTGCTGAAAATATCTCCGCAATTGATGATATCAAGTATCTGCGCGACAAGATGTTTTCTGCCCTTAAAATCCCTCAATCTTATTTAACAATGGGAGAAGGCGCCGAGGAAGACAAAACAACTCTCGCTCAAAAAGATATTCGCTTCGCGCGAACCATTCAGAGGCTTCAACGAGTTATCATCACAGAACTTACGAAGATTTCTATTATTCACCTTTATACTTTAGGTTTCCGCGGCGACGATTTACTTGGATTCACCCTTTCTTTGAACAATCCCTCCAGGATTGCAGAGCTTCAAGAGCTTGAACATTGGAAGACGAAGTTTGATACGGCCGCTGCTGCCACAGAGGGATATTTCTCACGTCGCTGGGTGGCTGAGCACGTTTTTAGTTTGTCTCACGAGGAATTCCTTCGTTGCCAGCGCGAAATGTATTATGACCGTAAGCATGATGCCGCTCTTCAAGGGGTGGCTGAAGCCGCTGCAGCCGGCGAAACTGCCGCTATGGGGGGCGCCCTTGGTGGAGACATGGGGGGAGATCTTGGGGCCGGCCTCGGTGGTGAAGAACTTGGCGGCCCGGAAGAAATGCCAGCCGGCGAAGCTGGCGCGCCCGACGAAGCTGGAGGCGGGGATGAATCAGCCCTCTTGGCGGCCCCTCCCGGCTCTAGATCTGCGCCACGTCTCACCCCAGGAGCAAAAGGAAAGGTATACCATCCCGTTAAATCAGATAATCGCAAAAGCAGTGGCCCAAGACGGCGCGCGAATGCTTCTTCACACGGCCAGCAACAAGGGAGCGCGACGTTTAGAAATATCTTACCCGGCTACGCTGATGGTTTAAAATCTCTTGGGAAGGGATTTGTCCCGACGGCAGAAGGTATTTATGCAAAAGAGGAATCTATTTATAGTTTGAGAGAACAAACAGAGGAAAAGAAATTATTCGAAGTTAATAATTCTGTTAGAAGTTTAATTGAAGATTTAGAGAAAAAGGAAACTAAGGAAACATTGGAGCACAAGAATGAAAGCGAGACACAACAAGAAGCGAAATAGTGCCTTCGTCTACGAAGCTCTTATTAAAGAAGCAACCGTAGCTATTATGAAAAAGGACACTGCGAGAAAGGAAACCGCGTCGCGCCTTATTAAGAGATATTTTAAACCAGGGACACTCCTTCGAAAGGATTTGGATTGTTATCGATCCTTATATGAAAACCAAAATTTAGACAGACTAACGTCCGAAAAGATTATTAAAGAAGTGAAACTTCAAAAAAGGTTATTGGATCCCGATGGTCTTTTCCAGGCTCAAAGTGAGCTTATTCGAGATGTTAATGTAGATCTTTCCCCGGCCGTCTTTAATAATTTTGTGCCCAACTATAAAACGTTGGCTACAATATCCCAGATTTTTTCAGATAAGATTTCACCTAAAAATCAAGTTATTTTAGAGAATGTTATTATTAGTGACATGCTTAAAAAAGGAGAGGTGCACACCTCCTCCACTCCGATTGATCACATTATATATCGAACTTTTGTTGATAAATTTAATACTAAATATGAACATGGCCTTCTTCATGAACAAAAGGAGCTTTTAACTCGTTATATCACCTCCTTTATGGACAACGCCCTGGAGCTTAAAATATATTTAAATGATGAGATTGGACGCTTGAAAGAAGAACTCACCAAAGCTAAAGAGAAAAAAGAAATTAAAAACGACAGCGATATGTTTACTAAAACTAATAAAATTATCGACCGTTTAACTACTTTTGCGGAGGAAACAATCACCGAAGACGTTCTAATGACAGTTTTAAGAACACAAGCACTTGTGAAGGAAATAAATACTGATGGCAGTCACGATTAAAATTGGTAAAGAAGCGACATCGCCTTCTATTACACTAGAATTAGACATTCGTAAGAGTATGAACGGAGATTTGATGATCTTTGATCATGGGGATATTGATATTGTTTTATCCGCTTCAAAGAATAAAGTGACCGTTTTTCCGAAGGAAGTTATTTCTGATCTAGTTTATGGAGCGCAGAATAGGTTGTTTGCGTTTTTGAAAAAGAAAGGATTAGTGATTCCTGAATCTATTCAAGGAGGCGCTTTTTATGGTTCGTTTGAAGCGATTATGGAAAAGCCCTATAGCGATAAATTAAACACCCCCAAGATGACACTGATTAATATCTCAAAGTTTATTGATGAGGAGCGCCCTTACTTTGAATCCACCGAAGCCATTATTGCAATGGACGATGATGAACTTATACATCCCGATAAGGCTGATTCCACTGAACTTGGCGAGGTTCCCCAAGCAGTTCAAAAGGGTTCCATTCGTAAGGGATGGGTGAGAGATCCCTACTCACTTCATTATTTGTATACAATTTAGGAAGAAAATGGAATTATTAACTTTTATATTGATAGCATACGGCCTTACGCAAATTCTGGTGTACGGTAGTATTTTTAATAAACTCAGGCCTGTGAAAGGAAAATTAAAAGATTTCACCGGGTGTTCCATGTGTATGGGTTTTCATGTGGGATGGTTGTTAATGTTACTGTCGCCTTTCACAGAACTATTTAATTTTGATGTGACTGTGGTTAATTTCTTTCTTTTAGGATGGTTATCCTCGGGAACGTCATATTTATTAAACATGGTGTTCGGAGACGACGGCATACAATTAGGAATAGGAGAGAACGATGGAACGAAACACTTGGATACTTAAGTGGATGCTTCAGCCAGTTAGAATGTGCAAAAAAGGCTGCATAGGCGCGCGGGTAATGC